CCGCGCGGATCGTCGAGGTCGAAGCCGTCGACTTCGGTAAAGGGCTCAGGCGGACTGGTGAACAGGTCGCGGTTGAACTTCGCCGTCACCGTGAAATAGGCGATGCCGCGCCCGATCATGTCGGACGTCCACGGATGGTCAGGGTCGCTAGCGAACGCGCTCAGAAGGAAACTGTTGGCGCTTGTCTGCGTGCCGTCGTGGAAGTCGATCCACAAATAGTCCTTGCCCTTGCGGCGGTACTCCAGAACCGCATAGCCCTTGTCGGTGTGCGTGGCGTCCAGCGTCACCCACTGACCGTAGATGGCGAAGCGCCGGAAGCCGCGCACCGGCAGGTCCGACACGCTGCGTACCAGCGTGTAGTACGCATTCGGCACGTCGCCGCTCTGCCCCCATGTGCCGGCATATTCGAGATGGCCCGCCGTGCCATAGCGCCCCACAATGAAGCTCAGCGGCTCGTCGCCGCCGATGGTCACCTGCGAGCGGATGCCGGACGCCTTGGCCTTCGACTTGTTCGAAGCGGACAGCATCGAGCTGACCACCGACAGCACGACGCCGAAGATTATCTGGACTAGCCACATTGGCATGCTGGGCTACCCCTGCTGTTCGCCCCAGAAGATGGGCCAGTCGCCCGCCACACCGGTGTAGCGGCGGAAGCGGTCCCCGCTCCTGAGCTTCTGTTGCTCGTCCGACTTACGGGCCGGGTTAGTGCGGGTCAGCTCGCGCGTGTGGCTCACTACCCGCAGCGTCACCGTGCTTTCGCCGCCAGCCGCGGCAGTAGAGATCGGCGTTTCGTTGATGCGGCCGAGGAATCGGATGCGCGGATTGGCCACCAGCAGGTGCGACGAGGTGTCGAGCAGGCCGCGATAGATCTCGACCTTGGCGCCGCGTGCGTCATCGCCTCGCACCAGCGCCTGCACTTCGGGGTGCAATGCGCTCATGGTGATCTCGATGGTGCGAACTTCGAGGCCGATCCGCATCGGGATGGCGTCCATTCCGAGCACGGCGCCGTCACCCACGAAGGTGTGGTTGATCACGTCGCCATCCTCGTCGAGCACATTGACGGCAACAGTCTCTGCGTCATCCCAGAAGCACCGCACAGAAGGTGCGCCGGTCGAGCGGTTCTTTGCCGTAGCGACAATGAGGTTGCGCGGCAGGATTGCATCGCGGGTGCGGATGGCGCCCTGCGTCGCTACATCGAGGGGTCGGACCATTGGCTATCGACTCCCGGCAGGCTTGGCGCGATGCTTTCGGCGCCAGAGAAACGGCAAATAGACGATGAAGCCGAACAGGTTTGGGGGGAGAAGCAGAATGTCGTCAGGATGGAAGTCCGAGGAAGACAACCCGGAGGAGCGAGCGGCCAAGATCACCACTGATCTCATTGTGAACATGACATCCGCTCTCTTTGACAAGGCAGCCGCCTACACCAGCCTCATCGTCGTGGCAGGGTATGCTGGCATGTTTTCGATTTGGGCGTTTGTCAGCGAGTTCTTGAGCCGAGCGGCAACCATCGCCGTGGCTCTGCTGCTGGCTCTCTCGCTGGTGGTTTTCGTATGCTACGAAATCTACAAAATGATACTCGGCGCCACCCAAATGATGGGTCTCAGCAAGCTGGTGAACCCGCCCCGTTCCAACGTCGAGTTGCTCGCCGACTTTCAGACTTACGAAATGGAGCGAAAGCGCAAGTCATCGACACCACGACAGATTGCGATCTGGGTCGTCTCTCTTTCGATCTGTGTGCTTTCTGCGCTGGCCGCTGTTGCATTGCTGTTCTACAACCTACTGGCCTCGGTCATTGGCTGGCCTGCTTGGCCAAGTTAGTCATCCAGCCCGCAAGGTTTGGCGCACCCGGAATCGGGCAGCGATGTGCATGCCGCTGCCGCTCCAATCTAGACTTTCGGTTTCGATCTTCACCTTGGCCACCGGGGGCGCCAGCGAGACGGCATCGTTAGCCACGGTGCCGGGGCGAATGTGGCCCCTCACCTCAAACTCGCCCGTCTCTCCGCTGCCATCCGCGGTCACCGTGGCGCACGCCACATATAGGCCGCGACGGCTGCTTGCATAGGTCGTGCCAAGGAAGTCCCCTTCGGTGATGACGTAACCAGCAGGCAAGCCCTTGAGGCTCAACGTCTTATTGCTGGCTCCAATGCTTTTGATCTTCACCGCACTGGCGCCAAGAACGGTGCCTTCGGGGTCGGCTTGCGGCGCCCGTGCTTCGGGTGAGGCAAAGAGGAACGTATTGGTCGCCCCGTCAAGAAGCATGATCCGAGCTCGCAGGCGACGAAAGTCCTCCATGTACATCGGAGCAAGCTCAACATCCGAAGCCCACACCATCGGCGCAAGCTCGGCGGTCAAGAACTCGGATGTTCCAAGACCGGAGGTCTCCTCGAAGCGTAGCGGCTTCCAAAGACCAGAGGTGATCGTGAGAAGATCGTTGAGGCTTGGAAGTGGCAGAGGGAATGTCGCCGTCATCTGTTGCTGCCGTCTAAGCTATCGACCTCAGATTCCCTCGCGCGAACGGATCGTCGAGGGTAGCTCTGATGTCGTCCTGCAACATGAAGCGGCGATACTCGTTGAGCGCCCGTTGAGCACCGCGATAGGCGCGGGTCTCAAGGTCATCGCCACCATTAGCGCCTTGGACGACGACGGTGAGTTGCACGTTGCCATTGGCCGCCGACGGAGCGTTCTGGTTGGCGAACGAGGGGACGCGGGGAAGGATGAACCCATCCGTCTTCGGGACGAACAGCTCCGGCCGTTGCTCGCCCACGATGTAGGCCTTACCCGCCTGCACATCGCCACCACCGGCCCGAAAGCCGCCCCACGGATCGAAAAAGGTATTGGGGCCGTAGGTGAAGCCGGCTGCACTTCCGGTGAGGGCGCCACCCAACCCCCCCATCACCGCGCCGAAGATCATGTCGAAGATCCCGTTGGCCGCCATGCTCAAGGCTCTGTCCGCGATGGAGTCCAGTGCCTTAGCCGCGGCGCTCGCGAAGCTGCCCCACAGGCTCGTTCCATTCATCAACTCGGACTTGAGATCGGAGAAGAACGAGCCGAACACCTGTTTGCCGAAGTCGTAGGCTTCGGTGAGCTTACGGGTGCGCTCTTCGGCTTCGGCCATAGCCTGGGCGACGGCCGATAGCTCATTCCGCATCGCAGGCGAGAGCTTGATGTTCTGGTTCGCCGCCTTGTTCAGCAGCTCTTGTTCATAGCGCAGCGCCGCGGCAGCCTGCTCGGTCATGCCGAGGGCGCGGGCTTCAAGTTCCTGGGAGGCGATGAACTGGCGAGCATCGGTGAGCAGCTTCTTGTAGTCCTTGGCGGCCTTGATCTGATCCTTCGTCGGGTCAGTTGGTATTGTAGGCTTGTCGCTGCTGCCAGGGGGCACCGTGGAAATGATAGTGTCGAGTTCCGTAAGCTGCTTGCGGAGGTCGGCGATGCGCTGAGATGCGGCATCGACGGCGGCTCTCTGGGGCGCATCCGGCTCATTGCCGTTGACGATGAAATCCCACGCCTGCCCGGAGAGAACCGTGTCGAAGAGGCTGCCGGTTGCCCACCGCGTCATTGCTGCTTTCCGCTGCGCCTCGGCCTCGGCAAGCGCCGCATCAGCGGCGGCAAGCTGAACCTCAATGTTCTTGCGAAGCTCAGCACGGAACTCAGCAGAAGCAGTCTTGGCCGCCTCGATCTGCGTCGCGTTAGTAGTGAGCGCAGCCGAATGCTCTTCTGCCGCCTGGGCAGCCAGACGCTGCTCGTTCCAAACAGAAATTATCGCACCTGCCAGTACGCCAAGCGCAATGGCGGCAAGACCGATGGGGCTACCCAGAAGCGCGGCCGAAAATGCGACAATCCCCGGCACCAGAGAAACTGCAATGACTGTTGCGAGCCCCCCGATGATAGGTATCAGTGCCTCGGCATTCTCTGCGACAAACACAAGGCCGTCGGCGATGGCTGCTGACGCGCCTGTCGCTTCGTCCAGCCTGCCCACGGTTTCTAGCAGAGCATTATCGATCTTCTGAAGTGCGTCAGCGATCGTCGGCGGCATGCGATCCGCCTCCTCACGTAGCTTTTCAAGCTGCGAGACTAGTGCTTCGATCACTTTTGTGGTTGTCAGCTTACCTTCGGCGCCCAGCTTCCGCAGTTGAAGCGTCGAGATTCCAAGCCCGTCAGCTAGTGCTTCCGATACGCGACCGCCCGTAGCTAGAACCGTATTGAGATTCTCACCGCTAAGCTTTCCGAGACCGATGGCCTTCGACAACGCATTCATCACACTCGCCGCGCGGTCACCTTTTGCGCCGGAGATCACAAGGGCGTTGTTCAGCGCTTCTGTAAAACTGAGCTGCTGCGACGTGCTGTACCCAAGCTCTCTGAGTGCGTTGGCATTCAGCAGATAGCTCTCAGCTGTGTTTTCGAGACTTGACCAAGTGCGGTCAGCCATATCGACCAGGCGCGACATGACATCGGCGACGGCCTCATGGGGGGCGATTGCGTTGCGCACCCGGCTCGTGAGGTCCGTCCACTGCGAGGTCATATTGACCAACTGCCGGCCGCCTAGATAGACGCCCAGGATGCCCATCGCGCGGGTCAACAGCGCGGTTGTTGCCTCAAGTCCTTTTACGGTGCGATCAGTCCGGGCCGCCTGTTCGTCAAATTCTCGTAGCGACCTCTTTCCTCGATCAACTTGACCGGAGTCAACCGACAGCACCAACCGAGCGATCTCTTCCATCGCGAAACCTCATGAGATAGCCTCGTCACGTACTAGACGGGGGGCAAAAGCGTTGCGGGCTATTGGAATTTTGGTGGCTACCTTGGCCGCCTTCGGCCTGGTCGGTTGCAGCGCGGCGTATCAGCCAACTCCAGAGCAAGTCGCCGCAAAGCTGGCAGATGTTGATTTCGGCCCTTACGATAAGGACGAATGGCCTTCAGTATTTGCCATGTTTCCGAGCAACCCAGAACGGGTCACCGTTGACCTAGTTGAGTTGCGAAAGAAAGGTGCCAAAGCGGCGGCGGAGCGCGAGGCTTGCGACCGGGTGGCATGGTCAGAATATTCACCAGAAGGATCAACGTCCGGCAACCTGCGCGTCTACGTGGACTGCGTATCAGGCTTCCGGCTCTACCTCGATGAGCGGGGGGCGATCAGCACCGAGCAAAACAGACGGCTCGACTAGCTTTCGTTTCCAAACTTACCTGCGGTAGAGCGCAATTTCACGCTCTATACACTGGCTTGAACTCGGCCCCATGCCCCTCAAGCGTACCGCCCTCTCGGCGCGAGAAGCGGATGCTGGATCGGATTTTTGCATAGGTCGCGATTGCCCGGCCACAGCCACCGCAGAATATCTCGCTGGTGTCCGTCAGCGGCTCAACGCGGTACACGAACTCATTGCTCTCGCACACACCACACTTCAGGCGAACCGGATTGGTGCGCGCCTCGGCTGCACTACGGCGCCTTTCTGCTCTGTTCATCGTGGCAGCCTCCGACTCGACACCGCTCTCTCCCGGTGCTTCATTTAGCTTGGGGGAGGCATTCATGATGAGATACTTATTTGTTCTTGCTGCTTCAATATTTCTGACTGGCTGCACGGCAACGCCAAAGCCTTACTATTCCGCCAGCGTCAGTGCGCCAGCCTCGCAGGACGTCTACGACTGGTACACCGCATGTCGGCTGCGGCAGATCGAGCCAGAGACCCCGGCATTCGACGCTTGCATGGACCAGATGGCACGGGCTGAGGGCTGGAGTAGATTCGGCTCCGGTGCCACAAGAGCCATCACGTCCACAACATCAGTTCCAACCGCTCTGTACTCCGGTCGGTCTGTCAGCACCCCCAGCCGTGCTACCTCCAGACGCTACATCACCGGGCCGCGCGGAGGCTGCTATTACATCAACTCGAACGGCAACAAGACCTACGTCGATCACAGCTACTGCTATTGAGGGTACAATGAAATTCGGCGTCCGTAGACCCAGCCTCAAGAAGAGCTTCGCTGCTCGCACGTCTCTCAAACGCATAGTGCGGCACAACCTCGGCATTAAGGCACCGAAGGGCTATGGCTGGCTGACCAATCCCAAGCGTGCCGCCTACAACCGGGTCTATTCGCGTAGCTCGGTGAGCCTCTGGTCGCTGCTGTCGAAGCTGTTCAAGTAGCCCCTCTACAGCACTACAGAGAGGTTTGAGTAGCTGACTTCCAGGGAAGACGGTACCTTCACGCCTGCTTCAAGAGCTTGAAGACGATCTGGAACACGCGAACGAAGGTCCACAGGGTAGCGAATGCCGCCGCCACCCACGCTGCTTCAAACCATACGGGAGTTGCCTTCTCTGTCGAGACGAAGAATCCGATCAGGGACAGGCTAAGAAACACCATACCCCACAATGCCGCCTCAAACAGATATCGAAAGAGGTCGTGGTGGTATCCCGCCTTACGCAAAGCCCTAAACACGGGCGAGCCCGTTATCGTAAGAACGATTGCCATCACAGTCGCCACAAACCCGACGAGAACCGCAGCAGTTGGGCCTGTCGCCAACATCAAGTCTGTCGCATTCGCAGGGAATGCGGCATTGAGCGGCCAATACCAAAGCGCCGTTCCAATTGCCGTTAGGGCGTAGGGCCACCAGCGCTCCAGGGCGAGGGCTGTCACCTGCCTACCTCTAGGTCGCCATTTGCCAGCCAGTCGCGAAGCGCGGTTGCCAAAGCGGTCCAACGATCAGTCCGCGGCAAGCGCTGTCCTGGCCCGACAGCAACCAGCGAATCTCGCGACAGCCGCTCTTGGACTAGGTCTACTTCTTCCGATGACGAGTCCTCATCACGACGGCCGGACACCTGTGCCTTCTTTACCCACGGGGCAATAGCTTGAAGGCCCTCAACGATGGCCATCGCGGGATTTCGCCCAAGCCTGCTATCTCGTTGTGGAGCCGCCTTCATGGTCACCTCAAGAGTTTCGATCCCATCAGGAAGTGGGGCATTCAGAACCTGATTTAAGCTCCGCCCAAGATCGCGATCCTCCGCAAGGGCGCCCGGCAGGCTCACGGAAAATTCCAGCTTCCTCACGATTCCCATCTGCCTAAGCCTACGGTAGGCGTCTGGTCGAAGTACGGCGCCAAACGTGAACCCACATCTGTCCCAATCCGATTGACCCGGTTGCGCCGGGCCCAGTTCGCCGAAGCTCAAGTCCGCGGCCGCAAGGTAGCTCTGGATTCTCCCAATGCGCGGGCCGACATGATTGTATTGGAGAGCGAGATATCCCGATGCCGGGTCGTAGACCAAGCCCGCGTCTTCTCCGAACGCCTCATCCTTTGCCATTTCGATGTCAGCAAGAGGCGCGTCTAGCCCCATCCTACCCGGCCCGTGCCCAGTACGGGGGACCGCCAAATCTGCGTGCATGAAGTGCTGGATAAGGCGCGCGTCCTCTAGGCGCATGCCGCTCGCCGCCCCGTCAAAGACTCTATCCTTAAGCGGCAATCCCGCCAGTCTGCTCAGTACGTCTTCAAGTCCACGCGGTCCTTTCTGGACGACGCGGTAAGCAAAAATGCGCATTTTTCCCCCACCCAATTGGAGGAAACTATACACAATGCGCTCATTGAGTCATCTGGCGATCAAATACTGACCGGCTGAAGGGGCGATCCCGAAGGATCGCCCGATGATGCGCTCAGACGTGCTGACTGGCGTGGCTGGGCGCGACGCCGACGAGGCGTAACACCTTCTGGCCGGCGCGCTGGCTGATGTAGCTTTCGACCATCGCCCGGCCCCCGTTCCTGAGCCATAGATCGGCTTTGTCGGGGTCGAACATCTTGTAGGTCCGCCCACCCATTTCGGCGCGGGCGCCGCCTTCAAGCTGGCATCCCATTTCGCACAGCCGATTGCTGAACCAGCTCGTGACCTTCATGCGCGGGAAGCCCGCAGCCTTCCAGATTTGGCCGGCGGTACGACCGTGGCGGAACGCCATGCTCGAAGCCGCGATCTCGGAGCGGACGAGCGCCGGAACGAGTTCGACGATCTCCTTATGAAGGACCGCCTTGACGATCCCGCCGATGACGGCACGGACTTCCGCCCCGAGATCGGTGACGACACCCTCGTAGTCATCGCGGATGGCCACGCCCTTGTTCCAGTAGTTGAATAGGGCTTGGGCGGATTCCTCTTGATAGAGTTCGACCTTGGCCCGCTTGGCGGCGTCCTTGATCTTGGCCGGATTGATGGTCGCCAGCCATAGGTTCAGCTTCGCGATAGGCATAGCCAGCATGCGACGCTGCCGACCGTCCGCACCAACCGTCATGATATGCTGACAGTTGAATTTGTGCGGTTGGGCGTTGAGTTTGTCGATCTGGCCCTGCCAGGCGAGCCCCATGCCCTCGACGATGGGTCGCATCGCCACATGCGGCACGTCACCCACCTTGAAGGTGCCGAGCCGATCACCGTGGAATTGGAAAGTTTGAACTTCGGTATGAGCCATCTTATGACCCTCCGTGTTGATCGGCGCCGCAAGACGCCGGTGCAATGGGAGAGGGGCGGCCTGCCCGCCTTGCACGGAACGGCGGCCACCCCTCTCGACCCGTGCTTGCGGACACGGGCGTTCCGCCGCAAGGCGGAATTGCTTGTCAGTCCTCATTGGGCATCCGGCCCACCACAGACCTGGATGCGTTCAGGTGGTCGCTAAGGGCGACCGCCGGAGCCCAATGAAGCTCTGGCGCGTCGCATCATCCCCGTGGTGGCAGGGAATTTCGTGAAGTCAGATGGTCAGGCCGGCGGCGGCGCCGATCTCGACCCGGAGCGCGCGTCCATCCTCGCCGTCCCGGATGTAGGCGGGGCAGAGGTCGAGAACGTCGGTGTAGACGATGCGTCGTTCATCGCCATCATCGAGAGCGCCCCAGCCATAGCTCGAAACTACGATCAGCTTGGCCGCTAGGCCCTGCGCGGTATGGGGCGCCGTCTTGCGGATGACCTCCTCAATCTCGAATACGTGGGCGAGATTGGGATCGTCTTCGATCTCGCCGTAGCAGACGGGATCGTTGTTCGCGCGGTCGCGCCACTCGTGCCACTGCTCGATCAGGTCCAGCAGCGCGGCGTCTGGATCACCATCGAGGGCAACCACGGCCTTGGCGGTCGGCATTGCCACGGCGGCGGAGGATGCGAGCGCGCCTATGACTGCGGCGCGGCGAGTGATCGTGTCCATCACGCTGCCCTCGCCAGTTCGATGCTCAGTTCACGGTGCCGCGCCCAATTGACCGGGGCATCGGACATTTCCATCGCGACCAACTCGGCGCGGATCGCCTGAACCTTGGGAGGCAGCGCGGCCTCGGCGGCGAGGCGAGCCTGATCAAGAACGCGGGCCTTTGCCGCGGCCCAGGCACGGCTCAGATGCTGCGCGAACAGCTTACGGGCGAAGGGAAAGACCTTGCCCGAGGTCCGGGCGACGAAGTTGTCCTGCTCCCGGTAGCTTGCCCAGGCGGCGCGAAGGATTTCAGAGCGGTTGAGAGTTGTGGTAGTGGCGTGGGTAGCCATGATCGAAGCCCTACTTCGGTTGCGGTTAGAGCTGATCGGGCGTTGCAACCGCTCGATCAGCTTGACTTAATCCTAGGATAAAGTTAGGAGCGATGTCAACACTTAATCCTAGGAAAAAGATGGGCCGCCCAGCCGTAGATTCTGAGCAGGTGAATTTCCGGCTTCAGCGTGACGCCCTCGATGCTCTCGATGCGTACCGAGAGGCTGAACCTGACAAGCCGTCGCGCACTGAGGCTGTCCGGCGCATCCTCACCGACTACCTCAAGGCTAAGGGGTATCTGCCTCACTAAAGGCGAACTCCGGCTGAGCGCGAAAGCGCAAATCCTACGCCATTGGCGCATTTTCTCTTGCACGATCTACGCCGTTGGCGTATATATGCGGCATGAAAATCGCTCGTACCGCTCGATATCTGCGTGATCTCAAACGGCTACGGGCGTCGGCCTCGGATATTGCCAAGCTGGAACAGTCGATTGCGACTGACCCAACCTCTGGCGACGTAATCCCTGGCCTAGGTGGGCTGCGCAAAATCCGCTTCGGCTTTGGGGGACGCGGGAAGCGTGGTGGCGGACGAGCTGTCTACTTTCTGGTGGTGGCGGACGATATGGCCGTGATGGTTTTCGCCTACGCCAAGAACGAGCAGGAAGATTTGACGACAGAGCAGCGCAAGGCCGCGCTGGCGCTGATCAAGGAGATGACCAATGACTGAGAAGCGATCCGAATTTGCCGAGGGCCTGATGGAAGGCCTTCAGGAAGCTCTCGCCTGGAAACGTGGCGAAATCGCCCTTGAGGTCGTCAACATCGACCCCATGCCGGTTGAGCGCATCCGCGCCATCCGCAGGAAGGTTGCCCGCTCAGCTCGGCAGTTTGAGACGAAGTTCGGCATCCCTGCATCGACGATCAACAATTGGGAGCAGGGCCGGCGCCGGCCCGATCCTGCCGGACGACTTCTGCTCAAGATGATCGAACAAGACCCCGAAGCTGTGGAGCGCGTCGCTCGCGCTGAGTAAGGATGGCCAGGAGCGCATTCGACAAAATCAAGGCCGGTCTAGAAGACGCTATCGCCTTTGCCCAAGGGGACAGCGAGCGTGGCAAAGTTGCTTGGGCCAAGGAAGGCGAGCCGCAGATGACCAGCAAGTGGCCTAGTTTTGTGACAAAGGATCTTCCTGACACCGATGCAGGCGATGCCGAGATGATGCGCCGGTGGGAGGCTTACGACCGCGACATGCAGGCGCTCATCGCTGCCGGTGGCGTCCACCAGGACGATGACGGATGGTGGGTAGATGATGCAACCGGCGAGCTGATCGGCCCTGACCCTGAGATCGAGCGCCCGCTCACGGCCGATGAGCTGGCGCAGGGCCGGCCCTTCAAGGAGGCTTTGCCGGAACTCTACGAGAGCATCCAGAGGTCACGCCACCGGCTGGCGCTCGATGGCCCGAAGAAGGCGAAACCGTAAATGTCCCGTTCCCGCCGCCATACCCCGATCATCGGCATGACCACCGCCAAGACGGACAAGCCGTTCAAGGCGGCAGAACATCGGCGCGAGCGTCGATCAGTACGTGTCGCTATTACTCATGATGACGAGGTGCCGGGCGCCAAGCAGTTCGGAAACCCGGCGGCGTCAGAGAAAGACGGGAAGCAGGCCTTTGACCCGCTCAGCTTTCCCAAGCTGATGAGGAAGTAGCCCGCCGCAGCACCCCGCTGGACGCTACCGCTTCGCCACCTGCCCCAACCCGTCCTTGATGGCAGCAGCCTTCTCGGCCGGCGACGGCTCGGCCGCATATGCCTTGAGGAACTCGTCATCGATCATCTCGATGAACTCGATCTCGTATGGCGCGAGCACGACACCGGACCGTCGCAGGAACGCATCAATGTCCGTCCACTCGATGGGAACTGGCCCCGAGTAGCCGGCACCCTTGCGCTGCCTGATCCGCGACCACGCCTGCCAGACGTAGCCGATCTCAGCGGGAAACGGCGGCATGGCCAGCTCGGCTTCCAATTCGGACACAACGTCCGCCCTGCCCTTTCGGATGGCACGATCGAGACGGGATTCCAGTCTGTCGCGACGGCTGCGGCCCTCTTGATCCTGCCCGAGGAAGAATGCGCGCTCGGCGTGCCGTCTTAGTTTGTCGCCGAGCCCTGCGAGAAAGACGCGCTATCCGCCAGGAACTCGAGCGCCTGTATCGCGAGCGCCCCCTTCTTGGGGTCGATCAGCAGGGCGACAGCGTTCTCGCGAGTGAACGGATAGTCCGCGCCGGCCATCTTCACCGGCGACCAGCCCAGCAGTCGATCGGCGATATACTCGGCATTCTGCCGTGCCAGAGCTTCGGGGGACTCTTCCTCTGCCTTCCACTTCCGCCCATTGACCTGGGCCGCCTCCTGTGCGGCCTGCTTGCGCAGGCGCTCCCGGCTGACCTTGTTGGACAGGGCGATGGATTGCGGGTGCCCCGGCCCCGCGAACGTCCATACCCACGTCGTGCTCCGACCGTTGGCTTGCACGACCATGTCCGCGGTATCGACCGCATCGAGTGCGTCGATATCGAAATCGGCCGCAGCCGCTTCCTTCGTCATCATTATTTACCTCTGTCGGATGCCGGGTGTCGGGGTTGGGCGCCGCTGCCCCGACGACAGCGACGCCCGTTCTGCGCAGAATTGGCTACGCGGTGGTCACGGCAAGCGAAGTGGAGGACGCACCTGCGCCGGCGCTGTTGGTCGGGGTGACCGTGACGCGAATGTCGTTGCCACCGTCGTACTCGAGCTCCTGCACATTGCTGTTCGGGATCGCCGCCCAGCCCGTGTCATCCTCTTCCCAAAGAATGGTGTAGGACGTAGGCGAGTTGGTCCACGTACCGAGATTGGCGCGGTAGGTATCGTCGCCGAGGAACACGATGGACGGCGGCACGACATTGGCTGGAACGGAGACAGCGCCACTGGCTACCTCATAGACCGCTGTGTTGATGCCGACCTGGAAATTGCGCCGCACGACGTTCGAGACATTGCCGAGGTTGGTCGGCTTCGTCATCACAAGGCCGCCGTAGTAGAGGACCGAATTGCTGTAGGTCGGGCCGCGCGCATCGGCCAATTCGATCTTGAGCGGATAGTTGAAATCGACCGCCTCGGCTGCGATCAGGGCTTCCTGACCGTCATCCAGCGGATCGCGACCGACCACGACCGTCTGTGTCCCGGCATCGCGCGGGCCCTTGAGCTTGCGAACACGCCGGTTGCCGACCGCCGTGAAGGTGATCGCCTCGGAGCTATCGCCGATCTCGCCGAAGTCCTCGACCTCTTCGACCTCGACCCAGTCGTCGATCGCTTCGAAGAATTCGATGGCAGCGCCATCGGCCATCGCATTGACGACATCGGGATTGAGGGCCGTTGCCGAGATGAACAGCTTCGACCCTGCGTTCTTGTGGATCGCCATATGGGGTTCTCCTTGATGGCATGGAAAAACCCCGCGCTATGGCGGGGTGCTGGCCCGATCTGGTCGGGAATAGGGGCTAGACGAATGCCTCGTAGTAGACGCTGATCGGCGTCAGCCAACGGGCGCGCTCGGTATCGCGAAGCCCCCGGCTGACGTGCGGCCGACGTGTGATCCTGAGCGTGACATCGCCATGAGTAAGACGCAGGTCAGTGGCGAAGTAGTCGGCGACCGTGCCCGCGATTTCTCGGGCAACTGTCTCATGGTGAGGCGCGCCGGGGACAGTCAGAACGGCGACCTGCATAAACCCCTGCATCAGTTGCGACGCGTCTGACCCGACCATCTGGCGGTCGGGGCGGTTCGGAAAGTGCGTGACCTCAAGGCAGTTGCCTGCCGGTAGCGCCTCTTCTTCGCCGGGCCAGAGAACGGGCAACGCCGGTGACAGCACAAGGCTTTCCACCCGAGCGCGCAACGCCAACCAGATGCTGGTCTCGATACTCGGCATGGTCTAAAACCTCGCAATGTCCGATGAGAAACCCATCACTAACGAAGCCGCGGAACGCCGCCTCGGCGTCGCGCTCGATGCCTTGGGCGACGCCCCGGGTGACACTCCATTGGCCGACAACGCCCTCAGGGGCGCCCGACAGGTGCTGTTGGCATTCAAACTCGCCCTGCTGAGCCAAGAGACTACTGGCGAGCCGCCCGCGCCGCGGAAATAGCGGCATCCACCCGCCGTTTCACGATCCGGGCTCGACGATCAACAATGCTCTGCCAGTTCTGCGCCGCCAGCCGAACGAAGCCATAGCGAGCTTCCATTCTTGGCGCGTAGGCCGCCGCATAGGTCGCGTAGATCGTCTGCCCCAGTTGCGCTCCGGCAATCACCAAGGCCACCGGCGACGGATCGTATTTCACTGACTTGGCATCCGGCGGCCGAAACGTCATCGCGGGCGCGGGCGAGTTCAACGAAGCCTGCAAGCTAGCCCTGAGAAACCCCGTATCGACGGGCATGTGACCGGTGCCGTGGCTATCAGGGTTCGCAACGCTCGGCCCGACTTCCTGCATTTCGGAGATCACGTCCTGGGCAGCTTCCTTGAACACTGTTTCGATACGGCGCTCTGATTTTGCCACCCATTTGTTGACCGAGGCCGAAAAGGATTCCTGCGCCATCACAGCCTCGCAAGCGCTAGCTCTTCCTCGATCAGCCCGGCCGTGAAGTCGATGCGGGTCTCCATCCAGCATCGGCAGTTGGCCGTCTCCGCGGCGCCACCAGCGGGATCGCCCGGATAGGCGAGCCCATTGCTGAAAAGCTCGCTCAAGCCCACTGACTGCCGGTCCTGCGCTGCGTGGCTGTCCCGGACCCGAGGATCGCGCGCCGTATGCCACGTCTTCGTCACTGCATCCGCCCGCACCGCTCCGCTATCGACGGCCTGGCGCATTGCCTCAACGCCCGACTGGTTCAGCGCCGCCATGGTTTCGGTGCGAGCGATAGTTTCGCCGCGGAGGTCGAGCAGGCGGGCGCGATAGCGGCCGATGATCTTCGAGGCAGTCTCCGCATCAACGGGGCGCCCAGCGTCCATTGCCTTGCGCACCGCAGCGTCAAATCTCTTGTCCCGGCGCTTGCGCGACAGGTAGCGCGCCATGATGCTGGGATCGTCGGAGCGGAGTTCCTCCAGCGCCTTCTGAACGGCCTGCGTCTGCGGGCCGCTAAGACCGATGATCCCGCCCTCTCGGCGGCCCGTCACCCGGTTAACCCGCCCGATGATGTCGAGCGCGGTCGAGCGGGGGTTGCGGCCGTCAATCATGCCCTGTTCGAGGATGGTCCGAATGGCCGTCCGCTGATCCTCGGTGATGCGGGTGATCAGGTTCGACGAGTGGTTACGCAGCCAGATCTCGGCTCGGATATTGCGAGCATCCCATCGCACAACGAACTCGCCGCCGCGGGGATCGCGCAGGCGAGGCAGGTTGTCGATCGTCGACTTGCCGCCGGCATCGAAAGCCGAGGCTATGGCACCATCAAGGGCGCGAAACGCCGCCGGGTCTAGATGCACTGCATCGATGGCGCCGGGGACGTCCCCCTGCTCGAGCCGCTCCACGATCCGCTTCAGTTCCGCGCGGGCCGTGATGTCGGCGATCGCCTCAAGGAAGGCGAGCTTCAGCTTCGGCTCGAACTCCTTCGTCAGTTGCTCGATGCGGACGCGGTTAGAGGGCTTGCGCGCCATGGTCAGCCCCTCACGATCCACTTGTGCGCTACCGCCACGCCAGCGGCTGGGATGCGCATTTTCTTGATGATCTGGACGGCGGTGCCGTCGATCGACAGGGTATCGCCCGGTAACGGCTCGATCGCGAATACGGCGGCGGTGACCATCCTGTCGGTTTTTAGGATGGTTGTGCCGTCTACCCAGGCATCGCCGATAGCAGCAACGGTCGCATCCAGCGTGTAGGTCGCAGTCGTGGGCGTTCCCGGTATCCACGGGGTGGACGGATTGGGCGTCCCAGGCGTGGTGCGTGTCAGGGTGACGGTGCCCTGCTTGAACTCGGCCAGCACCGACGAGGCGACGGCCGCCATGTCGTCATAGAAGCCCATCAGGCGCGCACCGCACGACCGCTATAGCCGCTCTGGCGAGCCCCGAGCAGCGATCCCAGGATATCGTCCACCACGGATGCGACGGGCCGCTGGCCGGCAACCGCTGCACTGCCAACGGCATACTCAACTTCCACGGCGCCTTCGACCTTGACCCGCTTCTTGATCTTGCCCGGTGTCACGTCGGGAGAGAGCGCGCCCGGCGCAGCCTTCTCACGGATAGCAGCTTCGCAAAGGGCATTGATGATCTCCTGCGGGATTTCATCACTGCCGATAGCCTCGCCCTCGGCGTCGCTGGCATCGGTGCGCGGCCACTGCAAAGCCTGAGCGCGCCCGTTTGCCTTGCGGCCGGGAAACCTGCCCTGATAGGTCGCATCCAGCCACGTCGTGGCCCGACGTGCCGCGGCTTCGGCATCCGTGGCGTTCGTGCCACCCGTGATGGCAAAGGTCAGCCCGCGTGCCGTGGCGTATGCTGCGATGGTGGCAATGGATGCATAGGACTCGGCGGTTGCCTTGCCCGTGCCGTCCTCGACTTCAAGCGCCATCAGTGTGCCCTCACTGTCTCGTAGGCCCGCATGTCAACCGAAAACCAGCGTTTGTCCGGCAATTGGCCGATGGCGACAACCGCAAGCTCAGGATTGTCAACCTCGTCGCCGTCCTCGTCGAGGAAAGTGACAATCGGGCAAACCTCACCACCGTCAGTGAGGGCCAGTCTGTCCGTTCGGTTGACGGCGGTAATCTCGGTCATTCGCCCGCTATCGTCGTCAGCAGCACGGTCTGCGCCTTCAATTCGGTCAGGATGCCCCGCAGAAACGCCGTAACGGTCGCTGAGGCCGCGTCCGGGTCCGTCTCGGCAGTTGCGTCCAGCGGCCCGAAAAGGGCCTCCAGCGCGCTCGTGTCGACGACGGCATCACCCTCGATGGTAACGTCCCCCTCGAGCCCGACGATCGCCACACCGCGCGCATGGGTGCCATCGCCCTGGTCAACGAACTTC